CTTCTGCATTCTTTACTTGATATTCTTTAACAGGAAAACCAACTAAGTCACCTAGCTCTTCTAGCTGTGCTAAGTTTAGTTTTACTACTTGTTTACCAAGCTCTTGGCCTAACTGCATAATAGCAGAAGTCTTGCCAAGGCCCGCATCGCCTTCAATGTTGACCGCAACAGGTACTTTACCTTGTGCTTGGATAGTTTGATTGTTTACAATCATGTGCTTAACAAAGCCTTTTAACTCTTCAACGTTTAATTTTACTTGATTCATGTGTTAATTTTTAAAGTTCTAACTTGATTACTTTTCCAGGAAGGCTTTTATTATCATATGACCTTTCTGATAACACCCATAAAATGGGTCCACGCGGCTTCATGTTGGTATCACATTCGCCGTCGGTAAAATATACTAGACTAGTATATTTCTTGAGATTCTCATTGAAGTATTCTAATACAGGATCGAAACTTGTTCCTCCTCTTCCCCCTACTTCTAAATCTAAAGCACCTTTATAAGGTTTAATGCTTTTAATTTCCGTATCACATTGTACGATAGTGACATCTACGCCTTGCTTGTAAATATGAAATATCTCATTCATAAATTCTTTTAGCTCTGCGTCACTTACGGATCCTGATGTTTTAGTACTGTTGCCAGCAAATCTACGTACATACTCACGCCAATTAAACTTAGCCTTCTCAATTACTTCGATAAGAATCTTGCCTACCATTTCACCAGGAACATTTCCCTGACGCTTTTCTGTTTGCTCTTTTACCTCGCCGAGTATACGTTGTACTTGCTTCTCAATGAGCTTTCTCTCTGCTTCTGGTAAATCTTCAAATTCTTCCCAAGTGCCATGGTTTGCAGGATCTTCTCCATTATCCATTTGGTCACAATGTTTGTCAAAATTGGGACAACCTGATGTGCCTTTTTTATCTTTCTCTTGTTTTGCTGCAAGCAACTTAGAATAATAATATCTACTACCCTGTTTAGCTTCTAAATTTAACTCTGGATAAGTATTTAATGTTAAACCTCCTTCAGGAAGCCATTCTGGGTCAATAAATTGATTAATCTCTAAGTCAAATGCAATATTAGCCAGCTTCTTATCACTAAACGGAAACGTATTAGTAAGATGGTTAAACGCAATATGCAAGAGTTCGTGTTTAAGTAATCCCATTTGGTGTTTGTCTACAAGACTTTCCCAAAACTCAGGATTAATAGTAAGCTGATAATTGATGTTGTTTTTACTCACACATGCTGTAGGTACACGCTTAGCATCCCATACTTTGTTGAGCATTAAAAGGAAAAAGCCGTAAAACGGCTCCTTCAACATCAATTCTTTACTAACTTTACTAAGCGATTCTGCTTTAGTCATAGCTATATTTTTAAGTTGTTGAAATATTCTATTGCGAAATCCTTTCCTTTGGCTTTTACTAGATCACTAAAATCCTTTACGCCGTCAATCTTTGGCATAAAATAATGCGGTATATGATACTTTTCAGTGAAACTATCAGATAGTTTTACACCCGCAGCATCATTATCAAAGATGCACACTACTTTCTTAAACCTAGATTTATACTCTTCCATCACCGAGTCTTTCGTCGTAACAGATTCAGACTGTAGGCCTATCGCAGATACGCCTGGACAATCATGAAGACTCATTACATCTTTAAGAGACTTAGTAATAACAAGTAACTCGCCATGTTTAGCAAGCTGTGTATAACCTTGGTGAACGCTGTAGTCAGCATTATTAATCCATTTCTTGACTCTAATTTCTAAAGGTTGATAGATTTTATAACTTGTCCTGCCATCTTTAGTTTCTACGTAAGCATACGCTAAATCACTTGCTCTAACAGCAGTGTCGTTGTAGAAAATATGGGTAATAGGGAACACGTTAAATTTCTCAAGAGTGACTTTGTGTATACCAAACTGGGACCAATAGTTGCGGTCTTTAACCATCCATGGTCTAGTTTTAATACCTAAGTCTACCCTTGTTTTTTCTACCAATCTAGTAATGCCTGAGAATACTTGCTTTGTCGAATCTACATTAAAAGCACTAAGCTTCATATCAAATGCTATCTTGTGAATAGCATCTTTATATCCTAAGCCAAACATCTTCATTACTAATACAACTACATCACCTGTGTCATTAGTAGCAAAATCTTTAAACATTAAGATATCTCTATTGATTTTATGAAAATACAGTGCAAAAGATGGTATATTATCCTCACGAAGAGGGCTATGATACACTCCTAGAGAGCTGATATCTTCATTTAAATAGAAACTGTAGATACTTTCTTGTGGTACAAGACTAAACAAATCTTCCCTGGTAATCAGATTGTTAAATGCAATAGAATTTAGATTGATCTCGCCCATAATAAATAAAAGAGCGGGCCGTTGATGACCCGCTCTGTAAATTTAAAGGATTTTTACCAATTATCGTTGTCGATAATAGAATCCGCAGACGGTGTAGAATTAACAGTTACACTATCACGCTCAAGACGTTGCATAGCATCGATGTTCCCAGCTTTCAAACGAGTTTCAGCTGCAGGAACACTCATGTTCTCTACAAATGGAACCCAAGAACGCGGTTGGATATAGTTCTTCACAGACTGTGTGGAACCGTAGTTAGCAAACACACGGAATTTACCTGCATTTGGAAGACCATCACGGATGATTTTCATACAGCCATCCAACATCTCTTTAGCAGAGTTGAAAGAAGGTAACTGATAAGTACCACCATAGATAGAGTGGATAACGTGTTTCAACACGGTACCTTGTTTCTTGATTTGATCCTCTACGCTAGCATATGCAGTTGCTTTCTCTACATACCAGAAAGAACTATTACAAGCACCGCCATTTTCATCAGTAAACACAAGCTTGTACTCAGGAGAGTTCTCCTTGTCTTCTGGTTTACGTTTTACTACGGACATAGCTACATTCTCTGCTACACCTGCGTTACCGTTGTTAAAAATTACTGAACCTTCTTTTGCGTCAAACGACGTGTCATTTAAATTAATCATTGTTGTTAAAAATTAAGGGTAAAAAAATTAAAAATTAGTTAGTTGTGGATTACCAAACGTCTTCAGTTGATTCTTCAGACTCAGAAGCACGTACTTCAAACGGCTCTTCTTCTTCCTCTTCTACTTCACCTGCAAGTTCAAAGCTTTCTTCAGCTTCTTCCTCTTCTACTACTGGTTCTACTGCAGGAGCAGAGATATAAGTCTCTTCTTCTTCTACTTCAGGAGCAATTGCTTCTGTTGCTGTAAGACGATTCAAAGTAAGCAAACCATTAGCCAATACAATCTCTAAATCAGTTTCTTGAGTAATATCAAGATTCAAGATTTTAGCGATGAAGTCATAAGTACGCTTGTCGCTAAGAGTGCAAGTTTTAGTAAGTTTCAAACCTGCATCACCTGCTGCTTTACGAACAGCAATAATTGTACGATCAGTACTAAAGCCAAAAGAAACACGGTCTTCTCCGTTGATTCCTAATACACTTTGTGCGGCTTTGTTGAAAGTAAACTTACGACCAGCACCTGGCTTATCGATTGCTGACATAGTTACTACTGCGAAATCATACTTCTCTGATTTTCTTGTGCGTTGTGCGGGAACGCCGTCCCAAATTAAATTCTCCATTTTTTAAGTTATTAAGGGTTAAAGATTAAATTGAATAATATTCACGAATTGTGTTGTTTACATCTACTAGATCATTGTCGATGAGGTCTTCTTCGAACATTTCTAGCGGAGTTTTACAGGTATCATTACCTGACGACACTGTGCGGAACACATGTCGATTTGGTTGTCCAGGTGTTTTAACAATCTCTGAGTAAAGTACGATAGTACTAAATGACTCAGGAACAAAACGCTCTAGCATTTTGCCTTGTACACCAATACGCTCAGAAGAGAATCCTGAATCATCATAGTGAGTTTCTGGGTGAGCGATTAGATATACAATGATATCATCTCTCATCACATCATTCACAGTGTTGATTAGATCATACTGAGCCGCAGCCATTTTCGACCATTTGTCGAAACCTTTCTCTGCACGGAAACTTTGTGACATTACTGTATCAGTCATAATTCTTGACCATGTGTCAATTACTACAGTCTTTACATTAGGTAGAGTATTTACCTTTTGTAGAGTGCTGATAACGATGTTAATGTCTGAAGTCTTGCGGTAGTTTCTTTTCTCTTCGCTATACTTAGCAGAGAAATTCTTAAACGGCAAGGCTTTTTGGTCTGTATTAATGATTACAGTCTCATCGGGATTAAGATTTC